CGGATCCCCTTTACCACAAGGTAAGTATATTTATTTCGGTGTAAATGGAACAGAAGTAAATCATAAATCTCCGTTTAGCTATGGATCAAAGCAGCCACCTATAGATGTTATTCGTGAGTGGATGCGTGTGAAACCTATTAGACTAAGATCAGATTCAGGTCAGTTCGTGAAACAAACTGAATCTGCTATGAATGGTCTAGCGTATGTTATAGCAAGAAGTATAAAAAAGAAAGGGATAGCATCGTTAAAGTATTGGGAATTAGGGATCGATCAAGTTTTACCAAAATGGGAACAGAAAATTTTAGATGCTATTCTAGAAGAATTTGATGATGATCTTAAAGAAGAAGATGAGAATTTTAAGTAAAAGAAAAAATGGCAGTATCATTTGCAGCAAATCCTGCAGAACTTTATACAGTTAGCAATCAATCGTTAATATACACACTAGAGGATTCTTCTCCGTTAGGTACAGGATATAGATTTGTTGTGTGGGTAAAAGAATATGACAATACAACGGCAACAGAAATAGCTAAATTATATCTTACTCCAAACACAAATGACAAAGCACATTTTGATTTATCCAAGATTGTAAAGGATAGAGTAAAAGTAGATTCAGAAGAAGATACAGGCACAAACGTTATTCATAAAGAGCAATCAGTTAGCGTATCAACAACGAATAGCCGGAAGTATTTAATAAACATAGGATCTTACACTACGGCAGGTGGAGAAGTAGATCCGGATGTAAGCAAATTCATCTATCTTATAGATGGTGCATTCCAAGTTACATCAGGTATCAATCCCCCATTTACAGATTACTATCCTACAACTATAGTTTCGCTACAAAAGAAATCGTGGCTAACAGATAGATGGGATGATAATAATCAAGGTGGTGTAGATAACGATGCTATTGAATATCGTTTAGCAGATGATGATGAAGCAGTTGCAGCATGGATTCACGATAGTACTGTAATATCCGGGATAGACGACAAAGTATATCTAGCCTTATTTAACGATTCGGGTATGGTAGGTTTCTCATCGCATTTGATAACTTCATTAGGTGGAGATGCTTTGACATCAACTAACTACAATAGGAAAGTTCATTATTTAGGTATAGGTCCAAGTAATATAAATGCATGGGCAGATTATAATCCAACAACGGATCCGGATTGGACTTATTATATAGTAAGACTACAGGACAATAGGGATATGTGTTCTAAGTATATCAAGGTCATTAGAGATTGTGGAAATTTGCGTGGTCAAAGGGTGCAACTTGCATATACAAATAGATTAGGTGGATGGGATTATTTGATATTCGATGGATTCAACACAAAAGAGGAAACGAAATCCGATAAGCCGTATCTTAAACAAATAGGAGATTGGGATGCGAGTGTATATACATTCGAGTCATACTCAAGGGAACGTCAATCAGCACAAGTTGAAACGACAAAATCGTACACACTAAAAACGAACAGATTTAACGTCGAAGATTTTTATTGTTTACAGGGTGCGTTACGTAGTGATAACGTAATGATATTCTTTCATAAAATGCAAGGAACATCAAGTTTTGTAGAGGATAATGATAAATGGTTGCCTGTAAATATCAAAGATTCAAATTATCAGATACGCGATTTCAGCAATGCGAAAGTTTATGATGTAACGGTAAAGGTAGAACTTGCTCAACAGATAAGATGCTAAGATTAGTATTATGGAATAGTGCTGAAACTTCTCAATATGAGATTGAACTATATGAGCATATAGCAGTAGAGATTACGTATCAATTTTCAAACGTTCAGAATATAAATCAATCGGTTGGAGATTATTCACAAACGTTCAGAATCCCGGCAACAGAAAAAAACCTTAATTTCTTTGGAGGTGTAATAGATCCAACAGTAGTTGCTGAAACAAGCACATTAATAAACAATACCTTTGATATAAAGCAAAAAATTCGAGCAGAATTATCAGATAGTGGTGTTACTCTTATTCGTGGCTTTGTGCAGTTGAAGGGAGTTTATAGACAAAAGAAACAGTTTCACGAATTAGAGATAATACTATTTGGAGAAACTATTGATCTAGCAAAAGAGTTAGGGGATAATATGCTTTCAGATTTAGATATGTCAGCATTAGATCATACATTAAACTATAGTAATATGGCTTATAGTTGGACAGGTGCATTCTCTTTACCATGGGATGGAACGTTGAGATATGGTCTTATGGACAAAGGATTTAATTGGAGCATGAACGAAGGTGGTGTTATCCCCTTTACAAGTACAGATGGATTTTGGCAAAGTGAATTTACTCCATACGTTCAGGTGCGTTGGATTTTAGATAAGATATTTGAAACGGCAGGTTTTACGTACACATCCGATTTCTTTAGTGATGCAGAATTTGATAAAGTATATCTACCTGCATTTAATGGTGCGTTATCTCCTATTTCAACAGATTACGAACCTGAATCTCTTTTGTGTGGTGTAGGACTTAATGGGGATTTTACACCAACATCATCTGCTACGTTTTATCAATTACCATTAAAAGTTTATTTAGCAGGTGGTGGATATGATTATACGGGAAATTTTGATAGTGTTACACATAAATATACTGCACCCTATGGTGGATTATATAGTGTACAGTTTAATTTTTCATCTGATGCAGTTGCAAATATAGCATTTAATATAAAGAGAAATACAGATACAGTTGAAACGGCTACGTGCGCAACATCATCTCCTGTATTTAACGCGATATACCAAATAACACTAGAACAGGGCGATGAGTTGCATGTTACTTGTCAAAGTTATGGTGGAACAGTGGTAGAAGGGGATGTTGGATTGTCAGGGTACAATACATGGATGAGGATATTAGACGTTACAGAACCTTTATATGGTCAGACAGTTGGACTTTCTAACAATATGCCGATATGTAAGCAGGTGGATTTTCTTGCATCATTACAGAAGATGTATAACCTTGTAATTATTCCTGATAAATCTATACCTAAGAAAGTTACAATAGAACCGTATAAAGATTATATGTCCACAGGCAACAAAAAAGATTGGACGAACAAAATAGACTTCACAAAAGATGTAGAGTTAAAACCTACAACAGATATACAGAGTCAAACGTATTCGTGGCAAAATGATTTAGGTGGGGATTTCGTTAATGAAGCAGTTTCAAGTTCGTTAAATCGCGTGTATGGACGTTACAGAGTATTGGATCCGGAGAACGATTTTGCTACAGGAGAAAATGCAATAACAACTTCATTTGCATCATATATACTTTCCTATATTCCGGGCAGTGCTATTCCTATTCATAGATGCATAAATGATTCAGGAGAAGTAATTGAGGAACCGTTACCGAGATTGGCAAATTGGGTAGGGTATGGGACTACAGATGTTGGAAATCTTTATGTTAAAAACGATGCACTAAATACAATCTCTGTAGGATTTCCCTATTTCTCATCTTATAGTGTTGCAAATCCCGATCCGGGCGATGAGGACTTGAACTATGGAACGGAAAGAGCATTTATATCTATAGATGCACATCCGGCAAATACATTGTATTGGAAGTATTGGGCAAAATATGTTAAGGAATTATATTCAAACGATTCTAGATTAATGACATTGTTTGTAAATCTAACAAGTGCAGATATTCACGATTTCAAATTCAACGATGAGATTTATATCGAAAATTCATATTGGAGGATCTTGAAGATAGATAACTATGACGCCACATCTGATGCTCCAACAAGAGTAGAGCTAATAAAAGTATTATCAGATTTAAGTCTATGTGCTGATACTCCAACAGGAGTGAAATCTACAACAGGCGTTATAACATTTAATGATAGCAATACAGATTACGGATCGCAAATTTGTTGCGAAATGTACGGATATGTGTGGCGTCCAAGAATTTCAAGATGCTATCCTGCAGGTACGCAATCAACACCTACAGTAAATGAGTAAGAAATATCAAGATTTCGCGTTTATTATGAGGGCAATTACTATGCTGCAAAACGAACCAACAGAAAAAAAAGTTGTACCTAAATGGTTTAAGGTGTTAGATGTATGTTTAGCAGCAGTTTTTCTATGTGGATTTTGGAGTGGTGTTATATGCCTTACAATAAAATTGATAAATGGCTAGAAGAAGCAGAAGAAGTGCAGAATATATAATAACTACGGATGTTGATGCTACCGGAGTAGCTGCAGGTATTGCCAAAATTACTGCAGAATTTGGCGACTTAAATAAGAAGGGGAAAAAGGCATTCAGTGGAATGCAAGATGGTGCAGGTAATTTTCTGAAAAAGTTAGGAGCAGGAGAAGAAACGGTTTCAAAATTTGGTAAGATTGGATCGAGTGCGTTTGGTGGAATAGATAAGGCGTTAGGTGGAATACCTAGTGGACTTATGGGAATGATCAAGGGCATCAAAGGTGCAAATGGTGGATTCAAAGTTATGAAAGGTGCAATAGCATCTACAGGTATAGGACTATTAGTTATTGCGTTAGGGGAATTGGTCACCTATCTCATGAACAGTAAAACGTTCATAGATCTTATGAACAAAGCGATGGATCGCATGAAGGCAGTAATGAAACCTTTAGTTGATACGTTGTTCATGTTTGGAAACGCATTAAAAGCACTATGGGATGGGGATCCGGATGCAGCATGGAATATCGCAGCAGATGCAGTTACAGGATTTGGGGATAGAATGGTAGATGCACAAAAGAATGTTACGGCTATGCATAAAGCACAAGATGCATTAAATGAACTTTTGAAAGAAGGGGAATTAATACAAGCGAAATACAATAGAGAGGCATTTAAGCAAGAGCAGATAGCAAGAGATAGAAACAAATCTGATGCAGTTAGAATAGAGGCGTTAAAAGAACTAAAACGTTTACAAGAATCTGCATTGCAGGTAGAAATCGATCAGGCAAATTTAGAAGTAGAAACTTTAGAAAGAAAAAGTAAGCTACAGAAACTAAGTATAGATGAAAATGCTAGATTAAATGAGTTGTATGTGGAGCAGCTAAAACTTCAAACTGAAAAAGATCGTATCACGATTGAGTTTGAAGAAGATATGAAAGATATAGAAGAAGATAAGGCAGATCGAGCAGAAGATGCTAGACGAGATGCTGAAAGAGATGCAGAAGATGAAGCAGATAGACAGGCAGATATATTAAGACGTCAGCAAGATTTGCAAAAGGAACTTTCATATCTACGCATGACTGAAAGAGAACAGGCAAAACAAGATGCAAAAGAAGAATTTGATGAACGTATGGAGGCAGCAGGTAATAATTTCATTTTACGGCTACAGGCAGAAAAACAATACGAACTAGATAAGAAAGCGATTAAGGACGAGTTCGATCAAATTGAACAAGATGCAGAAGATCAAAAAACTAGAGATGCAGCAAGAAATTTAGCTGAATTAGAAAACGCATTGCGTACACAAGAGGAAAAAGAACGTGAAGCAGTGAGGTTACAGTATGAAGAATTACTAAAATTAGCTGATGAATTTGGTAAGGGCAAAGAAGAATTATTAGAACAACAAAGATTAGCTTATGCAGCTATAGAAAAAAAGCATTCAAATGATACTATTAAGCTAGAAAAACTTACTGCGAAAAAGAAGATAGAAATCTCTATGGCAGTTATGACAAGTTTAATAGATTTAGCAAGAGCAGGAGAAAGTGAGGACGAAGCAAATTCTAGAAGAAGATTTGAAACAGATAAAAAATTGGGAATAGGTATGGCAACAGTAAATACTGCGATAGCTATTTCAGATGCATTGGCAAAAGATAGTGTTGCTCCATTTTCTAGATATGCATCAGCAGTTATGGCAGGTGCTGC